TTATGGATAGTCCAACTGATCTAGGTAATAAAGAAAAAATGGTAGCAGCAAAAGATATTCTTGATCGTGGCGGATTTAAAGCTACAGATAAAGTAGAAGTAACAAGCTCTAGTCCTTTATTTATTTTACCTCCTAAAGATGAGTAGACTAGGTAAAGTTTGGCAACTGCCAGCACCAAGAGAAGATGAAGAGTTTGAGTGGAGATCAGTAGTAAGGGTTGGAAGACAAGTTCCCTTTGGGTACAGCCAAGACCCTGATGATGTAGATATACTAAGACCAATACCAGATGAACTAGAACTACTTGAAACAGCAAAGAAATACCTCAAGCAGTATAGTTATAGAGATGTTTCAGCTTGGTTAAGCGAACAATCAGGAAGATACATCTCCCATGTGGGATTAATGAAAAGAGTTAAAATTGAGCGAAAACGTAAGAGAGAAGCTTCAATCCAGCGTCACCTCGCTGAAAAATACAAAGCGGCCCTTGAAAAAGCGCAAAAGCTTGAAAAAGAAAGACTTGGAGGAAAAGACCTCAAGTCCGTTGCAAGTGACACAGACAGAAGAGTTGCATAAAGAAGATATAATCTTCAAACCTAACCCCGGCCCACAGACAGATTTTTTAGCTTCTACACAACAAGAGGTACTATATGGTGGATCAGCAGGTGGTGGTAAAAGTTATAGTTTAATTGCTGATCCAGTTAGATACTTTAGTAATCCTAACGCAAGTATGTTGTTAGTAAGACGTAGTACAGAAGAACTAAGAGAACTTATCTCAGTATCTAAACAGCTATATCCAAAAGCTGTACCGGGAATTAAGTTTATGGAACGTGATAAGACTTGGGTAGCACCGTCAGGTGCAACACTTTGGATGTCCTACCTTGACAGAGATGATGACGTTATGAGGTATCAGGGTCAGGCTTTTAGTTGGATTGGTTTTGACGAGCTAACTCAATGGCCTAGTCCTTACCCTTGGAATTATATGAGAAGTCGCTTGAGAACTACTAAGGATAGTGGACTTCCTTTGTACATGAGAGCAACAAGTAACCCCGGAGGTCCGGGTCACCAATGGGTTAAAAAAACTTTTATTGATCCTAGCACACCTAACAAAGCTTTCTGGGCTACAGACATTGATTCAGGTGAAGTAGTAACTTGGCCTAAAGGACACAGTAGGCAGGGAGAACCCCTTTTTAAACGCAGGTTTATTCCCGCTACTTTATTTGATAATCCTTACCTATCAGATGATGGTATGTATGAAGCTAACCTTTTGTCGTTACCTGAGCATCAGCGCAGGCAATTGCTAGAAGGTGATTGGGATATTAATGAAGGGGCAGCATTCCCAGAGTTTAATCGTAAGATACATGTAGTAGAACCTTTTGATATTCCTAACAGTTGGGTAAGATTTAGAGCTTGTGACTATGGGTACGGTTCTTACTCAGGTGTTGTGTGGATAGCAATAAGCCCATCCGAACAATTAATTGTATATAGGGAAATGTATGTAAGTAAAGTTATTGCTACTGATCTTGCTGACATGATATTAGACGTAGAACAAGAAGAGAAAATAAGGTATGGAGTACTTGACTCTTCTTTATGGCACAATCGTGGTGACACTGGCCCTAGCCTAGCAGAACAGATGATTAGAAAAGGTTGCCGTTGGAGGCCATCAGATAGATCAAAAGGTTCCCGTGTATCTGGTAAGAACGAGTTACACAGGCGATTACAAGTAGATGAGTTTACAGAAGAACCTAGACTTGTTATTTTTGACAACTGTAAAAATTTAATTTCTCAACTACCTTCTTTACCATTAGATAAAAATAATCCTGAAGATGTTAATACTAATGCTGAAGACCACCTATACGATGCTTTACGATACGGAATTATGACAAGGCCACGAAGTAGCTTGTTTGATTTCAATCCCGCAACTAGTTCAGGATTTCAAGTAAGTGATCCTACTTTTGGATATTAAGGAAATAATATGGAAGAAGACTTTGAAGAGACTATGGACTCAGTGCAGTCTCAAGCTTTAGATGATACAGAAGAAAACTCTTATGATGATCCTATTGCAGGGACTATTGTTGCATTAGTTAAAAATAAATTTTCTAAAGCTTCTACAGCTAGGGACACAGAAGAACGTAGGTGGATTCAAGCTTACCGAAACTACCGTGGTTTGTATGGCCCTGATGTACAATTTACTTCAACAGAAAAATCCAGAGTCTTTGTAAAAGTAACTAAAACAAAAGTACTTGCTGCTTATGGACAGATTGTTGAAGTTCTCTTTGGCAATAATAAATTTCCTATTACTATTGAGCCTACTATTTTACCAGATGGTGTAGCAAGTTCAGTTCATTTTGAAACTGAAAAGACACTTCAAGAAGCTGAAGCTGATGAAGGCAGTAATAAACTTCTTCCGGGCGAAACATTACCTCAGTTTCAAGAACGTGTTGGATCACTTAAAGACAAACTAGAACCTGTAATGGATATTCTTAAAGAAGGTCCGGGCAGAACACCTACCTCAATAACTATACACCCTGCAATGATAGCAGCAAAGAAAATGGAAAAGAAAATCCATGATCAACTAGATGAGTCAAATGCAAATAAACAACTGCGTGTTGCTGCTTTTGAATGTGCATTATTTGGTACAGGAGTTATGAAGGGTCCATTTGCAATAGATAAAGAATACCCTAACTGGTCTGAAACTGGTGAGTATACACCAACTATAAAAACTATACCTCAAACTTCTTCTGTATCTATTTGGAATTTTTATCCTGATCCAGATGCAATAAACATGGATGAAGCTGAGTACATTATTGAACGTCATAAAATGTCACGTTCACAAATTAGAGCTTTAAAAAATCGACCTTTCTTTCGTTCTAACTCCATTGATATTTCTATCTCTATGGGAGAGTCCTACACTAAAGAGTGGTGGGAACAGGCTATGGAAGATGATTCCAATGAAGCAAGCTCAGAACGTTACGAAGTCTTAGAGTTCTGGGGTAATGTAGATACAGAAATTCTTGAAGATCATGATATTGATATACCTAAAGAACTAAAAGATTTTGATCAAGTTAGTGTAAACATTTGGGTTTGTAATCATCAAGTACTACGTCTTGTAATGAATCCCTTTACTCCTTCTTTAATTCCTTACTATGCAGTGCCTTATGAAATTAACCCTTATAATATTTTTGGTGTTGGTTTAGCTGAAAACATGGATGATACTCAAACTTTGATGAATGGCTTTATGCGCATGGCTGTTGACAATGCTGCATTATCTGGTAATATGTTAATTGAAGTAGATGAAACAAACTTAGTGCCGGGGCAAGACCTATCAGTATATCCCGGTAAAGTCTTTAGGCGTCAAGGTGGCGCTCCGGGTCAGGCAATATTTGGAACTAAGTTCCCTAACGTATCTAATGAGAACATGCAGATGTTTGATAAGGCACGTGTATTGTCGGATGAGTCAACAGGCTTTCCATCCTTTGCACACGGTCAGACAGGCGTATCTGGTGTAGGACGTACCGCTTCTGGTATATCTATGCTTATGTCTGCAGCTAATGGTAGTATTCGTAACGTTGTTAAAAACGTAGATGATTACTTACTAGGCCCAATGGCAAAAGCTTTTTATAATTTTAACATGCAGTTTGACTTTGATGAAGAAATTAAAGGGGACTTGGAGGTAAAAGCACGTGGTACAGAAAGCCTTATGGCAAATGAAGTCCGTAGTCAAAGACTTATGCAATTTTTACAAGTTGTACAAAATCCTATACTCGCACCTTTTGCAAGAATGGATTATATTATCCGTGAAATTTGTAAGTCTATGGACCTTGATCCAGATAAGCTAGTCAACTCTTTATCAGACGCAGCAATACAAGCTGAGATACTTAAAAAGTTTCAAGAGGCAAACCCACCCCCAGCACCAGAACAAGGTGCTGCACCCCAAGTAGGGCCAGACGGACAACCACTACCACCACAGGCTGGCCCTGCAGGCGCTCAGGCAGCAGATACACAAGGAAGCGGTGGAGGTACTATAGGTACTGGTTCCGTGCCTACACCGGGAGAACAGGGCTTCTCAGGCAATACTGGACAAGGAGCTATACAGTGAGTTTAAAACCTTTGGTAAATGATAAAACTTTATGGGATTCTTTTTTATCTGAACTAGAGCTTAGGCTGTCTGCTGTACACAATCAAATGGAACAAACACTTGATGCAGAAAGTCTTTACAGATTACAAGGTCAAGCTTTTGCACTTCGTAAACTAAAACAACTTAGGGATAAAGTTAATGGTTAGTCAAACAGAAGAAGCTTTTAATGTTACCCCTGACCCAAGGTTTATAGGTGTACCACAACCTAGAGGTGTTAAAGATAGCCCAAGGTTATCTGATAGCCCAGTCTCAAGACAAACAGATGAGTCAGAGTTTCCAAAGTTAATTAAAGAAAAGACTCAACTTTTTGACCCAATCAAAAATCCTGAGACTAAAGTAGACCCTGATCTTTCAGAAGAAGATAATCAAACTAATCCTATTGCAACTTCTTTGTTTCCAAGGGCTAGACCTGAAAGTTTTAATACTGATAAGATAAGCCCTATAACTGCTATAATTAATTATGGGTATTTGCTTGCAAAACAAAAAATAAAGGGAGTGTCAAAGATAGTCACAGGGTTAGATGAAAATAACCCAGAACAAAAAGCAGCTTTTAAAGGCATGTTTGAAAATGCTTTAGGTGAAGGAGCAGACTATGATGCTAGAAAAACGGCTTGGTGTGCTACATTTGTACATCATATTTTAACTAGATTAGGTGCAGATGTTTTAAATCCTAATGCTAAACGTGGTTCAGAGAAAAGATTTGATAGAACAAGAGCAGATAAATATAGAGACTATGGCACTAAAGTTGAAAACTATGCAGATATTAAAGAAGGTGATTTAATACTAATTGACTTTCAGTTGCCGGGAGAAGATGGTTATGGTACAGTAG